CATATGATGAACACGAATCATGTCAAACAATTTCTTGTCCAAAACATAATGAGCATGGATCAGTCAGATACCTTATTTCTTCAACAGCTATTTACGCTGTTGAAACGGTATCTGGAGAGAAGAGGGCATTAGCCCTCTTTTTTTTGGGCTAAATCTTTCAAAATATTATCAGCAAGCTCATTAATTGCCTGTTTTGATTTAGGGCTTAGTGCTTGGTAACCTTTCATGATTTCGATGATAACATCATAAAAAAAGTCTTTATTTGGATCTAACATGGAAGCAACCAATGCGGCAGTTTCGTCTTCCTCTGGAAGCTCTAAGAACATAGGACCATTACCGGAAACAAGCCATGATTCATTTACTGTTTTACCGCCCCAATTTTCAAAGCAAATTAATTTAATACTTCTTTCAGAGAGGTTTTTTCTCCCGTTTTCGATATCTGATATGTGCCCTTGAGTTGTAGAAATTTTTCGAGCAAAATCCCCCTGCTTTATATTGAGCGCTTTACGTAACGCTTTGAGACGTTCCCCTTGATTCATATATACACCTCCTTGTATTGTCATAATAGCATACAAAATATCACTTTGCAACAAAAAATAAATAAATATATTGACATGAATTAATCTATGCGATATTATAAAATCACAAAGCAACAAAAATGAAAGGAGTAATGTATATGGAACAGAAGAAAAACGATATGATCGTGGAAATGGTAGAGAAACTTCGCCAGATGGATAACAGCAGTTTGGTAATTATGAAGGCATCTGTAGATGTCCTGGCAGCAAAGGAGCGCCTGGACAAAGAAGAGGCGAAAACGGCATAGAGCCAAGCAACAAGTACATGCTCTAATGCATAAAGATGTTAAGAAAGGAGGCGTTGGATGAAGAAAGAGTACACAATAGTCAATCTGGTAGAGATTGACGGTAAAGTTTTAAATTTAGAAGAACTTCCACCAGAACAGCGAAAGCAGCTGGCGTTGAAGTGGCAGGATAAGATCATGCAGCCTGCGGGATACATAAGAAAGACCGCCTAAGAGCGGCCTGGTGGACAAGTTAAGAAAAGGAAGGAATGTAAAGATGGATACAGATTACTATAGACGGCTCTTCCATGGAGCAAAGGAAGCATGTGAGGATTGGAAATATCGCTGCTGGATCATGGAGGCAATCGCGCTTATTTCCATACTTTGTAACATTTGGCAGGCATGCAGATGAGGAAGTGGAATAAATGCCGCAAATGTGGCTGCTTTCTGGATCCGGGAGAAGGAAGTATCTGCGATGATTGCAGAAGAGCACAAGAAAAGGTAAAGATAGTACCGACCATTCAGGAACATGGCGGACAGTACCGGTTGTTTTTGAAACCAGATAAAAAAGAATAAAGCCCTGGTATGGGATTGGAGAACCGGGGCTTTACTCAATATCAAAAATCATGCAAGGAGATTATACCATCCAAAGAGCTGGATGCGCAAGTGAAATATGAAAAAAGGAATAATTACTGAATATAACGAATATTGCCTGTTTTGCGGCAGGCCAGTTGAAGCAAAGCATCACCTGATCGGAGGACCGAACAGGAAAAAGGCAGAGGAAGACGGACTGAAAATCCCGTGTTGCAATAACTGCCATAACATAGGAGATGTGCTTACGCGGATTCATGGAAATCCAATGGCGGAAGCAATGTCTAAGATGATGGGACAACTTGCTTGGGAGAAACATGCGGTTGCAGGCGGAAAAACAGAAAAAGAAGCCAGGGAAGCGTTCCGTAGCAGATACGGGATCAGCTACCTGTAGGAGACTATATGGAAGATCATAAGGTTAGAGCAGAATATAGAGAAAAAGGCAGAAAAAGAAAAGAAGCGGAACTGATCGACATGGAAAAGCACCCATCACCGATGAGTGAAAGCTTCAGAAGACCGGCATACGCTGGAACGGCGCTGTGTCCGGATCCAACCCGTAGAGGGAAACAATTGGTATCTCGCCCTAAAAAGGGCTGATACATATAGAAACTTGTGGTCAGCAGAATATGTCACTACCCAATCTATTATACCCAGTATACTACTGACCGAAAGGGCCGGGAACCTATCAAATGTCCTCCAAATCCCGGCCCGAAAGGAGGGACCATGTACAACAAAGGAAGGAAAACAAATGAATATAAAAAGAGATAAAACCTATCAGGCCAGGATGGATGGCCTCAAATATGCCCTGGAAATAGTAGAAAGGGGCGGGATAGAAGAATTAAAGAAGGAGATCAGGGTTAGAAATGCCCAGTTCATTCCGCTGGAAGTATCGGCAAAAAAGGCGAATGAGATAAGCCAGGTCTTGGCACACAGAATATTAGCGACATTTACCCCAACGGTGATGTTTTCGCTGAATCAGGAGTTCCACTTTGGAAAGGACAGGCTGCTGAGGTGGAAAGATGCTTTTATTAATCTGTGCAACATGATGGATGCAATAGACCCGTTTGGTTGCCAGTATGAAACAGCCAGGGACTATGCGGAAGTTTTAAAGCAGAAATATGGTATTGAATTTGATTGGGACAGCATCGATGAGGTTATCGGACTGAACCAGAAAAAGCGAGGGCAGATGTGTGATATTGATTATGTAATTAGCTTCCTGGAAGAAAAAGGCCAGAAGAAAGCAGCGCAGTTGATCCGGGAATATGGAAAAAGATAAAGGAGACAAAATGTATTTGAAAAAAACAGAGCTGGAACAGGCTTTGAGAGAAAATATGCAGTCAACGCTAGAAAGCTATGGCGGAGACAGCATAGCAGAGGATGCCATTTGCTTTTGCTATGATTCAATGCTGGCAGTAATTAAACAGCTGGGAAAAGACAAGAGAGAGATAATGTCAGAGGAAGAATTGGTGTTGTTACTCTGCATTGTGCAGGATGATACGCGCCATCAACATCAAGATCTTGACATGTGTAAGATGCATGGTCTTGATGCAGCAGAAACAGTGAAAAGCCGTATTGCTAAAAATGAGGCGCTTGAAAAGAAACTTAAACAAATGATCGCGGAGGAGACCCGATGAATGATCCGAAGAAAACATCCGTCCCGGTCTGCTGCATCTGCCAGAAGGTGATCAATGGGGATGCAGAGTGGATCAGGACAAAGAGAGGGACGGTGTTGTACATGCATAGAGAGTGTGTGAGAAAGTTGAGTAAAGCTAGGAGATTATGGGGGTAATGCCATGATTAACGGTGAGCTGATAGTAGATAATTTTGCAGGCGGTGGAGGGGCTAGCACTGGCATAGAGGACGCAACCGGTTGCTGTGTCGACATTGCCATCAATCATGATCCAGAAGCAATTAAGATGCATAAAGCAAATCATCCGTATACAGAGCATTACTGCGAGGATGTTTGGCAGGTGGATCCGGTAAAGGCGTGCAAAGGGCATCCGGTTGGCCTAGCATGGTTCTCGCCGGACTGTAAGCATTTCAGCAAGGCAAAAGGTGGTAAGCCGAAGGACAAGTTTATTCGCGGCCTTGCGTGGGTTGCCTGTCGCTGGGCCGGGCTGGTTCGGCCAAGAGTCATTATGCTAGAAAACGTAGAAGAGTTTAAAACGTGGGGACCATTAAACCGCGGGCATCATCCAATCAAAAACAAACAGGGCAAGACATTTGAGAAGTTCGTGCAGCAGCTTATGGATTTGGGCTATGAAGTTCAGTACCGAGAGCTGATCGCAGCGGACTACGGTGCGCCGACCATGCGGAAACGATTCTTTTTGATTGCTCGCTGTGACAGTGAGCCGATTGTCTGGCCAAAACCGACACATGCGCCGGCAGACAGCGAAAAGGTAAAAGCAAGACTTCTTAAACCATATGTTGGAGCATATACACAACTCGATTTTTCCTTGCCGTGTCCAAGCGTTTTTGACACAGCGGAAGAAATCAAGAAAAAGTATGGGATCCGCGCGGTGCGCCCGCTTGCCAGAAAGACGATGGATCGAATCGCAAGAGGGGTGAAAAAGTTCGTGCTGGATAATCCAGATCCGTTCATCATCGAGGACGAATCAGAAGACATAAAAATGCCGATTCTGATTCAATACCATTCAGAAACAACAAAAGATGAAGTCCGCGGGCAGGGCATTGAAGATCCGATCATGACAGTGGACAGCTCGAATCGTTATGGTCTTGTGACATCCTTTATCAGCAAGTTTTACAAAAGCGGAACAGGACAGGATATGCGGGAACCTTTGCATACGATCACTGCTGGAGATGGACATTTTGGAGAGGTAAGAGCCTTTTTGACAAAGTATTATGGATCAGGCACCGGACAGGATATAAAAGAGCCGCTTGATACGATCACAGCGCAGGATAGATTCGGTCTTGTAACTATATACGGCACTGAATACCAGATTGTTGATATTGGTCTGCGGATGCTGGAGCCGAAGGAGTTGTATGGGTGCCAAGGATTTCCGGAAGACTACATAATTGACCGAGACTGCGAAGGAAAGGCATATCCCCGAGCCGAACAGGTGCGACGATGTGGGAATGCAGTTTGTCCGCCGATACCTACGGCACTGGTGAGGGCGAATCTGAAAGAGCTGTGTGTTGCTAAGCGATTGCCGAATTGCCGGACGGACCGCTTGGAAGAAGATATAGATGGGCAGTTGAGATTTGCATAAAATTAAAATTTTAGGCGAAAAATTTTAATAAAAG